GTAGAAATGTCGCCTCGTAGGTAACTCCGTTAGCAAAAGCGCCTGCGTTCACCATATGCGCGCTATTCCGGCCCTCCTTAAAGGAAGTGCTAAAATGATCAGTAATCGGTGGCTCGATATAGTCTCTCTCCATACCGAGCACAGCACGATACTTCGGCCTCTTGTTCTCGTAAAGGTAAGTGTTGTTGTTACCGCAATATACGTGACCAGCCGCCGTGAGAGACGGAGTGTCAACCGTAATCGTAGAACGCAACCCCACAGTCCGATACGTCGTCTTAAGGCCACCATCACTCGCTGTCTGAATAGTCGTGGTAGATCCGTAAGCTGCCAAATGCGGAAACGCCGTGTCCCACGTCCCAAACGGGACTGTCCTGGCTTCCGTCGTCGCCTTGGTCATCTGCGACGCAGTCACCACCTTGTCGGTCGGGTCGAAGAAGAAGCCGGCCGCGGGGAGCACGTTGCCTGCGGCGATCGAATGAGGCACCGCCGCTGAGTAGTTGACGAACTCGTTGTACCCGCAACATATTCCAATGGTGCCGGCCGCATTCATCACCACCGCACTGGAAGCCGGATACGCCGTCGTCAGCCCGTCGTTCGCCAGTATCTTGACAGAAGCTGTCGATCGGAAAGTTGAAACCATCGTCGGCTGAGTGCCTTCGGATGGACCTCTTCCCGGATGCTCGGGATCTACAAACCCGTACAAGTACTTCGACACTGTCCTCGACACCTCCTGCATCGGCCTTGGGTTCGGATAAGATTGTGGCTTCGCCGTCTTTGCCTTGCGAGGTCTCTCGACGACTTCCACTTTGATCTCCTTCTTCACCTTCGGCTTCTTGGAAGTAGCGCCCTTCTTGTTTGCCATTTGTTTGAATCGTCGAAAACGTACTGGTAGAAAATACTACAGTTTTTGAAAAATAGGGAGGGGAATTTAAAAAGAGACTGTGCTGCCGTGACTTTCGAGTAAACTCTTAACACGTCGCAGCATGGCGTCGGGACACGGTGCGGTTGGGCTTTGACATGCCCAACCGGTCGGCCTTAGGCCTCACGCTACCTAAATCCAACCCCTACCCAGGTGAAAGGCTCACCGCGGGCAGTGGGGTCGGCTAGGTCGTATCCCAATAGGGCATCAAAGACCGGGTGCCTCACAACACCTATCTTGCCCCTGTTGTCTAAGGTCATCTGACAAGCGGACTCATAGTCCACACGGTCGATCCCGTATCGCTTGCAGATGAAGTCGTCAATATCGACGGCAACCGCGTTCCGCTTACCGGTGGAGCGCGACATCACTCCGTACATCATTTCATCTCGGTAGAAATGCTCAGGGCATAGGAGATGTTCCTTCGCTGGGTACATCGCGGTATAGAAAGCATCAAACAACTTGATGCCCCCCAGTTGAACAGCCAAACCGTCCAGCTTGACCGCCATGTAACCGTCTCGGAACTTCTCTGGAACGTTCTTAGTCGTCCACGACATGCGGGCTAGGATCCGTCCGAGTTTGGGGGCAAAGACTAACTTCCCCTTCTTCCCTGGATACCACAGCCCGCTTATGAACGAAACGTTCTCCCACCCGGTGAAACAAGCGGCGACGGGGTCAATCCCCAATCTACGCCCGACTTCCTCGATCTTATGCGTCAACTTACCAGCTTCTGGCAGGAGCATAATCAGGAGGTCATCACCGTGCACTATGACCCATCCGCTTAACCCTAGAAATAGCAGGATGTGTACGTGTATCATCGCATTTATGATATTGTTGAAAATCGTCGTCGTATTGTGTCCAGATTTGGTGGTGCCGCGTATTTTGAGAAGGAATTTAAACAGTCCTTTAGCTCCGCACTCATACACGCAGGTTACTATCAGCCCCGCTGCTGCAA